TAACTTCTACTATTTCATCTTCGTCATATTCAGTTTCAACATCAGTTTCAACATCAGAATCTGAATTTTTTTCTATTTCTTTTTTTTTATTTTTATTATCTTTACTTTCATCATCTTCATCATCTTCATCATCTTTATATTTATCATCTTTATATTTTGTTTTAGGTATAATACCACTTAATAAATCTGATAAATCATCATCATCATTATATTTATAATCATCATTATCAATCTCGTCGTTCTCATCTTCATCTAAAACATCAATATCATCAATATTTCTGGTTACATCTAATAATGATTTTCTTTTATCATAATCTAAATATTTTGACATTTTTTTTTCATCATTATCAATTTCTGTAAAATCTTTAAAACCCTCTGAATTCTCTGAATCCTCTGAATCTTCTGAATCTTTTGAATTTTCTTTTAGAGAAGATTTATTTTTATTTTTAGCACCACCTTCAATATTATATAAATCTTCATTATGATTACCTTTTTCACCGTTTTCCCAGTTTTCCCCGTTTTCATTATTAAATACTAATTCATTATCTGCACCAATCATTTGAATTAAATTACCAGCATTATCTTTATTTGAAATAATTAACTTATCACCTAATTTTGCAGACATTGCTTTTGTTATTAATGATGGCTCAATTGTAAAAGAATCTGTTTTTGGATTATATATCATATTTTGTAGAACTTCTGGAAAAATAACTTTTGATGTTTTTGGCATTATACGTATATTTTCTCCATTGTAAATCATTGTGGTAGTAAGTAAATCTTGCTCTTTAAGATTTTTATAAGCTTCTAATAATACTTCATTTATTTTAGGTAATTTATCATTATTATTGTTCTCTACACTATTAATATTATAATCTTCATTTTCTATAATAGGTACTATCCTGCTTATACCGCCAAATGTAGGTATATCTTTATTTTTATAAAATAAGAAATACATAGAGTTACCCAATTTATTTATATCTTGATCTCCATTAGGTAGATTAGTCCATACACCAGTGTCTGTTTTATCAATAATATCTAAAGTTTTTCCATCTAAATGATTATAACAGGATTTATTTGGTGTATTTATGAATACCCTAGCTCCAGGTACTAATCTACTATGTAAATCCATTAATTGAATATCACGTTCTGGTAATTCTACATTCGGTTGGTATTCTGGTATTCCTAATGGAAAAGCAAAATTCATAAGAGGTGATAACATTTGCTTTTCAGACGGTGTTAAATTATAAGTTCTATAATGTTTTAAAAGAGCACTTTTCAAATTTGCATACTGGTGTTCATTAATTATACCAACTTTAGAAATATGTGGATGAACTTGAAATTTACTAAAAATAGGATGTGTATTTTTATCTAATCTGAAAACTATAATTTTATTAGGTTGGTTGATAGAATTATTAATAGAATTATTATTTAATGTTGTAACTAAAACACCATATAATTTATTATTAGAAGTATTTATTAAAATACTACCAGGGTTAAAATCTGTCATTTCTATTTATTATTATTAAAGTTATTATTTATTTTATATAATTATTTTTAATTTATAATAACTAATAACTAATATTTAATAACAAATAAAACTTAATAATTAGAGATATTAATTTCTTAAAGTTTAATCTTATATTTTATATTGGTTTATATTAATAATAATAAAAATAATAATAAAAATAATAACTTTGTTAAATAATATTATTAGTAAATAATATTATTAAATAATAAAAATAGAAATATATAATAATAAAACAAAAAATGGCATATTATTGGTTATACAATACATCAAATGATAACATTTATATTTTGATATTAATAATTGTTATGCTTGGTTTAATAATAATAAATTTTAAATTGTGGACAAGAAAAACAGATAGATTTGGTGATGTCAGTAGTGCAAAATGGATAAATTTAGCTACAGGTAATGAATTTAATGTAACTCAAGCAATGTATAATGATTCTTTAATTCAAGCAGCTTCATATACATCAAATAAAACTGGACAAACAACAATAAATGGTAATACTTATACTTATGTATCACCATCTCCTTTTGGAATAAATAATTCAATATTTGATACCTCTACTTTTAATAATACTGAGGGTGCATTACCTGATGAGTTAAAATTTATTTTTATATATGTTACACAAACAACATCATCATCTACAAAACCACAAACAACATCATCTACACCAACAACTACAAAAGTAACAGGTGCTTGGATAAGTCTAAAAGGTAATCCGGTTAATGTAACTCAAGAAATATATAATATGTCTGTTCAACAAGGATTAAATACTAATTATAATAAAATAAATACTGGTTCAATATTAATTAATGGTATTACTTATAATTATCTATCGCCATCTCCTTTTAGATATGGTAATGCTAATTATAATATAATAAAAGATGTTCAAGGACTTTATACTAGTCAATCTTCAAATCCTAATGATCCAAATTTTATTTATATATATGTAAATTCGAATTCAATCCCTCAATCATCAATTCCTCAAACAACAAAACCTCAATCATCAATTCCTCAATCATCAATTCCTCAAGCATCAATTCCTCAATCATCAATTCCTCAATCATCAAATCCTCAATCATCAATTCAAACACAAACAACATCAATTTCACAAACTCCTACACAACAACCATGCATAACATTGCCATTATGCATAGAACCGCCAACACAGCCGCAAACTACTACTTATGATAATCCATTGAATCCAAATTTTTATATTAGTAAAGAAGAAGAAGCTAGAAGAAATGCTTGGTCACAATTAGATGGTAATGAAGAATCTTTACCTAATACTAATGGAACAAACCCTACTTATCAAAATGATATTTTATATAATCCAAACAATGGAGGTTTATTAAATAATAGTGGTAATCGGCTAAATTTAGCATTAACTTATTCAACTATAGGCGATTATGCAACAATAGATTCTTTAGGAGCAAAATTAACAGATACAATTGGTGGTATAAATTCAAATTTAGGTTATACAGTATTAGATGAACAACTAGGTACATTTAATAATTATAGTAATACAGTACCTAATTCACCAAATCCAAATACATATGACAATACTGCAAATTATAATACTGGTATGAATCCTTATACAGTAAATGGTAGATCATCTGGTTCTGGCACTGTATCTTCTGTTGGTTCTGGAACTAGTGGTAAATATACTCACGATAATAACCCAATATTTATGCAAAAAGATTTTGAGGGAGTATCAAATATATTTGCACCAAATATATATATTTCTAATCCACCTTTAACAGAAGATGGTAATCCTGATATTTCTTTTCAAATGTAAATAATATATAAACAAAATCTAAACAAAATCTAAACAAAATAATATCTAAATAAATTATAAATATAATAAATAATATTTATAAATTTTTTAAAATTATAATAATAAAAATTAAAAATTAAAAATGTCAAATTCTAATCAACCAATAAGAAAATCTACATATTCTGCAAATACATTTATGATAATTGCTGGTGTATTATGCCTTGTATATATAATTGTATATCTGTATCAACAATATCAAACAATAAAAGCACTTACTACAACTGTAACTAAACCATATACAATGTGCCCTGATTATTGGGATTCTATTGGTAATGGTCAATGTCAAAATACAAATGGGTTAGGATCTTGTAGTAATAGACCTGGAAGCAATATTGTAGATTTTGGCAGTTCTGTTTTTACTGATAAAAATATAGGTGATTATACAAAATGCAAATGGGCAAATGCTTGTAATGTATCTTGGGGTAATATAAATAAACTATGTTGAAGTTTTTGCGAAAACTTCACTAAAAGCTTTTAAAAACTTCAATAAAAGCTTGTAAAATTATTTTTTTATTTTTTATAATTTATTTTTTATAATTTTATTAAACTTAAAAATTGAAATTATATGTAAAATATAATTTAATATATTATTTATAAATTTATAATTTATAAAATTAATTTTAAAAATTGAAATTATTTTTTATTCAAAAATAATTATAAATAATTATAAATAATTATAAATAATTTAATAATAAAAATAAGATATAAAATATATAATTCAAATATATAAATCTTTATATAAATCTTTATATAAATTTTTATATAAATCTTTATATATAAATCTTTATTATAATGCAACATACGAAAGCTCATGGTGTGTTATCGACTTTTCGTGTATCTGGTGAGTCTAAAAAAAATGTATTATCTCAAGGAGGAATACAATGTAAGCCAGGTAAATGGTTTATTCCAGATGAAAGCTATGTTAAATTTCTTGAAACAATAAATGAAGATTTAATTATTGAAAATCCAAAAAAAATGCATTTTTTAGAAGTACCTAATGATAAATTTAATATGTTTAAGGTTGATGTAGATTTACGTTTTACAGCAACTGAAGAAGAATTGAAAAATAGGAAAAATTTTAAACGTAGATATACAGAAGATTTTGTAGATACACTTATTAATACTATTGCTTATAATATAAATGAAGTAATTAATATTAAATCTAATTTTAATATTTATGTTCAAGAAAAGAGTGAGCCACGTATAAATCATAATAATGAGATTAAAGATGGATTACATATAATTATTCCAGGTTTAGTTATGTCAAATACTGCATTATTTTATATTAGAGAACAAATTATTCAATGTGATGATCTAAAAGATATGATAATTAAAATCGAAAATACAAGTGATATAAATGATGTTATTGATAAAAGAATTATTTATCCTAATGCCTGGTATGTTTATGGATGTGGAAAACCAGATGACAATGGTGATTTTTATAAAGTAACAAAGATTTTTAAAATAAGTAAAAAAAATGACGATATTACAATTAAAAAACAATCTGATAAAAAACAATCTGATAAAACTATTTTAGATTATATTAAATTATTTTCAAACTTTGGTAAAGTTACAAATGTTGAATATTTGATTGATTTTGAAGAAGATGATATATCATCAAAATATAAATATAGTAAAGAACCAACATTTGGTATAAAAGAGAAAATATGTATGCTTCGCAATTATGCACAAAATCAAACAAATTTTCGTAGAATTACATCATTATCAAAATTAGAAACTAAACCTTTTTTAAATTGTTTAAAACCAGAAAGAGCAAATGATTGGTCTGATTGGAAAAAAATAGGAATTTGTTTATATAATATGGATGACCGTAATTATGATATTTGGCGTGCATGGAGCTCACAATCTGAAAAATATAATGAAGATGCCTGTATTAAAGCTTGGTATACTGAATTTCCAAAATGTGGTAAATATAATTTAGGTTTAAATAAACTTAAAGAACTTGCAAAGCATGATAATTTAGCAGAATATGAAAAAATTATTGATATTAATAAATTAAATTTCTTTGATAAATGGATTTATGCACATGCAAAAGAAACCCATATTAAGACACTTAGTATTAGTACTTTATCAACTTTTATCAAAGATTATATTAAAGATTATGCAAATTTTTATATAGCTTGCGCTTGTCCTGGTACAAGTCCAATTTGGTATAAATTTGATAATCATAAATGGACAGAAGATAAAGCTGCAAATAAAATATATATGCTTATGACTGAAGAATTACATAAAGAATTAATAAAAGTTCATGAAGATCTTAAAAATAAAGTATTTAGAGATCAAAATGATGAACAACAACGATTAGAGTCTAATCGTACGAATACTGCAAATACTAACATTGATCTAATAAATATTAGTAATAGTAATAGTGAAGAAAATGAGAGTTTATTATCATATCAGCGTCATTTAATAGATGATAGAGATACAGATGGAACTGTAGAAGAACAAAAAAAACGCTATTTAGAAAATCAGCATACAAAGTCTTGTTTAACTAAATGTGGTGGTATATTAGAGTTTCTAAGTACCCCACAAAATAAAAAAAAAATTATTGAAGATTTAAGTCAAAAATGCTATGATGAAGAATTTTATACAAATTTAGATGAAAATCGTAATATATTCGTTTGTAATAATGGAGTTCTTGATTTAGAACAATGTATATTTCGTAATGGTGAGCCAGCTGATATGATGACCATTAGTAGTAAAATAAATTTTCCTAAAGATGTTGATTCTTTGGAAGCCCAGGAAATGATATTATCAATTCAAGATTGGTTGGATAGAATTTTTCCTGAAGATGAAGTTCAAGACTATGTTTTAAATTTATTTGCATTAAAAATATCAGGTAATTTATTCAAAGAATGGATACATATATTTACTGGTACCGGTGCTAATGGTAAATCGCAATTTTTTAAAATGATTAATAAAACATTTGGAGAATATTTTAAAACATTTGATAATACATTATTAAATACTGCTAAAAAAGATGCAAACTCTGCATCACCTGCAATCGCATCATTAAAAGGTTGCAGAATAGCTGTTACAACTGAACCTAAAGGTGGGCAACCATTTGAATCAGATAAAGTAAAAGAGCTTATTAGTGGTGATGAATTAGTAGGTAGGCATTTAAATAAAGATTTAATTAGATTTATACCGCAATATGCAATGATGATGCAATGTAATGATATACCTAGAAATGAATCTACTGATGATGGTTTTTGGAGAAAAATGTTTATTATACCTTGTCCTGCTAAATTCATAAGTAAAGAAGAGGATTTTTATAAATTGAATGATCCTGTTAAATTTCCATTTCATTGTAAGGCTGAAAATCAAGAAGAACTTTATAGTGATTGGGCTCCGTATTTCTTATATTTATTATTTGAGCGATTTAAGGAATTAAAGAGATGTAATTATAAATTTAATGTCCCTGATAAAGTAAAAATTGCTGTAAAAGAATATCAAGAAGAAGCAAGCACTTATACACAATTCTTTAATGATAAAATTGTTGAGGCTCCTGGATATAAAATTGATAGCAATACATTATATAGTGAATTTCAAATATTTGTTGGAAGAGATTTTAGAACACAAAAATCTGTATTTTTAAAACAAATGGAAAGATATATTGGAAAAGCAAAAGGGAGAAATAAAGAATATTATAATTTTAAATTATTTGGTAGTTCAGGTGATTTAATTGATACAGAGAATAATGCTATTGATGAAGAATAATTTTAGCTGACAAAGTATAAAAATATTCCTACAACTATTATTGCAATAATCAAACCATATAAAATATTACGATATAAAGCAATTGTTTTATTATTATTATTATTTTGTGTTAAAAAATTTTTAAAATTATATTGATTTATAAATACATCATTTTCATTTTTTTCAAAAGATTTTGAAGTACTTTGTAATTCATTTTTTTTACTACTTAAAATATCATCGGTTATAGATTTAGTAAATGATTGTTGATTTATTAAATCTTGTTTATTTAATAATAAATGTAAAGTATCGTCAATAGTTGATTTTCTATATTTTATATCTTCAATTAATAATTTACTTTCACTGATTATTTTTGATTGTAAGCCACTTATAAAACTATTTAAATCTATAGTAGAATTATTATTTATATAACCATCAATAAATAATTTACTACAAGATGAATTTATACCATTAACTATACATTGAGGGTAATTATTTGATGATGCTGTAGCATTAGGTAATCCTGTATTAGGTATTGGAGTATTAGGTAATCCAGTTCTTATTTCACATAAATTTAAGGAACTTGATGAATCGCAAAATTTACCATTATTATCTACATTAATTGAAGGGTTTATTTTTGAATATCTATTAATTATTCTATTATAATCGACTATTTGACTATTTACAGCTGTTTTAATTGGTGCATCTGGTATATCAGTATCACTAAAAATACTTAAATTGCTATCATAAAAATTTTCAATATTTTCTCTTTTATCACCACAATAATATGTAATTAATCCAATACATAAAATAAATATTAATAATAATAATATTTGATTTTCTGTTGTATTCATTTTATTATAATATTATTATAATATTATTATAATATTATTATAATATTATTTTGATATTGTTTTGATATTATTATAATATTATATAAAAATTATATAAAAAATATATAAATAATACAAAAATAAGTAAAAAATAAGTAAAAAATAACTAAGAAAATACTATTTATTTTCTATATATATTATCTACATTTTCCATATTGTTTAAATAATTTCTAGTAGATATTCCAGAAAAAGGGTCTTCTTCTTTTACTTCATTATGTGTATAATTAGATATATACATATTACGCCATCCTAATTCAGGAATACCTGTAGGATTACCACAACCTTTAATAGTTGTATATGTAGGATTATTAGTATATTTATTAAAATGTTGATGAAAATTAATAGCTGGTCCTACTCTATGTATGGGCATACCAGTATTTCTAAAAATTGTATGTTGATTTGATATGTTTAAATTATTTAAATTATCAGGAATTATATTTATGTGTTGGATTACTTTATTTTTATTAGGAATAGGATTAAGATTAGGATTAAAATTAGATTTCATTTTTTTAAATTTATTGTTATTTTGATATAAACAAGTTATTAAAATTAATGCTAGACATAAACATAGAAGGTAATTTAGAAATGCATTTTCCATTTTTAATTTAGTTTATTTTATATTATTATATTATATTATTATAATATTATATATATTTAAGAATTATATATATTTAAGAATTATATATATTTAAAAAATATATATATATTAATTAAAAATATTTATTAGTAAAATATATTCTAGAATTAAAAATGAAATATCTTATATTTAAAAAGGATTTATTTTATACATCAGATGAAGAATCTGATTCAAATGGTCAAACACGTAGTGTATCAGGATATAATGCAAAAACAATATCCAATACTAATATGCCTCACCAATATTTTAATAAAAAAATAGTTATTTATGGTCGTAATACATGCCCTTATTGCATAGGCATATTAGATTATTTTAAAAAATATCCTACATTAAATAAAAAAGTTTTATTTATTGATATAGAAGCAGAACCTTCTAGTTATTTTAGCAAGTCAAATCTATTAAATATATTGAAATCAAATGAAAAAACATTTAAAAAAAATCATACAACTGTACCAATAGTATTTTATAAAGGCGAATTTATTGGTGGTTCAGATGATAGTAAAAAATATTTTGATAGTGATATGTAGAATTTTTTTAGATGTATATGTATGTATATGTATGTATTTAATTATAATACTTGAAAAAGATCGTTCCATTCTGTGACACTTTCTTGTTCTTGAAAAATCATATTTTTTTTCATTTCAATATTTCTGTTTATTTTATGCCGCAATTTTTCATTTATACCTATACTAGATGCTAATTTTGCATAATCTTCTGATGTATTTACAATACATTCATCTAAACCCATTTTTCTATATAGACCACTAGTAAATCTCCCGTGTAAAAAATCTCCCTCTAAAGTAATTACTGGTATATTGTAATCAAATGCATCATATGATGTATTAAATCCACCAAATGGAAATGGATCTAGACATACATCGCAAATACTCACCAAATTTAAAAATTCATCTTTTTCTAGAGATCCATACCATCTCATTCTCTTTAGTTTTTCATCACCAATTATATGTTTAATTCTTTTCAAATGGCTTTTACAAAACGGGAATGTATTAGATAATAATATAATACCATTTGGGTCCAATTCTAAAATACGTGAAAGACAGTTTTCAAATTCTGGATTTAATTTATAAAATGTTTGCAAGCATACATAAAGGACTTGATTAGGTTTAAAACCATAATCTACCCTTTTTTTAAATTTCTGATTCTTGTATTTAGGATTATTATCAATGAATAGTTTATGAGGACTAATATAAAATGTTCCTAAACTTTTAAATAATATTAATTTTTCTGTATAATGTGATTGAGGATTGATATTATTTGTATCTAACATAGGTTCAAAATAGTTGCTAGATATGAAATAGTCAATTGTATCTATACCGCTGGTTTCACTATGTCCCCAAGTAGTGAGTTGTACTGATGCAATTCGTGAATATGCCAAAAGAGTTGGTAATAATTTCATACCAATATCTGGATATACAATAAAATCAAATTTATATGGTTCTAATATATTTCTAGCATTGGTTAAATTATTACCAAGATATATATAATTATTTTTAATACGTTCCATAAATACTTTAGCTATAATACCTTTAATAGATTCAAAAGGATAAAATGATGCAAAATATACATCATATATATTTCTATCTAGCTTACCTATTATACTTACTCTATCTCTTAGAACGCTAGTATCTGTTGTAAATGAATCACTAATAAAACATATTTTTTTTTTACTAGTGTTTTTGATACTAATACTTTGTGTATTAATTTGTGTATTAATTTGTGTATTTTTGTTGTATTTTTCTTTTAAAACTTTTTCAGCTAAATTTGGACTATAGTAATTTAACCAGGGACATATTTTTCTAAGTAATTTACAATAAGTAGCTAGAAGTAATATGCTATTTCGATTATGATAAGATGTTGCATAGGGCATACAAGTTTGATTACTTAGAAATACAAATTCATGTTCAGTAAAATTTAATCTAGAATCCCAATTTATAATAAAATATTCTAACATTTTTATATATACATCTCTTTGTTTATCTATTTCAATAGAATCTATGTTATTTTTATTATAATATGGAATATGAAAAAAAAACCATACAATAATATCTTTTGCATTAAGAAGTTTCAAAGACTTATAAAATCTAATACACCATTCTAAATTATTATATAAACCTTTTTCTAAAAATAATTTATCAACTTTAGATGAGCAATTTGCTACTAATTGTATTATAGATGGTCGCAAATGTTGAAATAGAAATGACATTGGTGTATTATCTATATCAACTTCATCTGTAATAGATAATAATCTAATTTTATTTAATAATTCTTTAAATATTGATTGTAATTTTAGTTGCATTTTATTTGTATCTAAATCTTTATGTCTAGTAGATACTATATTATGTATATGTTGTGATGCATAATTACGTAAAGTAAGAATATTATTATGATTTACTATTGTATTTTTATTCATTTATAAGTAATACAATTATAATAATACAATTATGATAATACAATTATATACTAACGTATTGTGATTATAATAAAAAAATATAAACTTATTAAACACTAAGAACTAAGAACTAAGCTCTAAGTTCTAAGTATTTTATAAGAGTTTTGTGTTATACATATCTTAATTCATTTTTTTACAGTAAAAATCTATCGCACAATTTAATAGATCTAATGTATTTATAATTTGCATTTCTTGATCGTAATTAAGAATATAATCAAATGGCTTTTTATTATTCCCAATTTTATATTGTTTGCATAAGTCTTGATAGATTTTTAGATATTTTCTAACATTGTAATCTTTATCAACTAATGTTTTTGCAAAATTAACGATAATATGAGGTGATTTATTTTCCATTTTTCTTATGAAAATATAATATTGTTCTTTAAATTAGTTATTTTTATATATAATTAAATTTCAATTTTTATTTATTTTTATCTTTTTATCTTATAATTTATAAATAATATATGAATATATAATAATATTCATAGAAAATAATAATTCATATATATACTTGATATATATATATATAAATTTATAAATTTATAACTTATAATTTATAATTTATATGAATGTCAAACCATAATATAAAAACAATTACTCTTAAACCAATTTTATCAAAAGATGCAATAAATAACAAAGAAGGTCAATATTTTTCAGAAAACCATTATACTGAATATAATCCAATAGTAAAATCAAATACAGATGTTTATGGTATTGAAGAAGATGGTACAAAAAAATTATTATTTAAATTTAGAAAAAATGTTATTCCAGATAAAATATGCATAGATGCTTATCATGCTTTAGAAAAGCATGCAAAACATAAAAATTCTAATAGAGGTGCTGCTGCTGGTAAATTAAAACTTAGTAAATTGCCAAGTCATGTTGGTAAGATTACTAAGACTGATAGTTTTCGAGTTTTTTATAAAACCAAAAGTGGGAAAGTATCTAGAGACAATATTAGTAATATTTCGCAAAGTAATATAGCTGGATATTACGATCGGCCAGATAGAAACAATTATAATAATAATAATAATAATAATAATAATAATAAGAATAATAAGAATAAAACAAAAAAAAAGTTAATACCTATGTGTAGAACTACACAATTTACAAAAAAAAATATTGAAAAATGGAACAATACTATTCCATTAATTAAAGAAGCAGATAAATTATTCAAAAAATTAGTACCAGATAGATATAAAATTCAATTAGATAGAGCAAATAAAACACCAAAATTTCAAATTGCAAATACAGCATATAGTACAATTACAATTAACTATAATTGGCGTACAGCTACTCATTGTGATAAAGGAGATTTAGATGAAGGATTTGGTAATTTAATTGTATTAGAGAAATCAAAATCAAAAAAATCAGAAAAAAGTAAAGATTACAATGGTGGTTATTTAGGTTTTCCTCGATGGGGTATATGTGTTGATGTTAGACAAGGAGATTTTTTGGCTATGGATGTTCATGAATTTCATTCTAATACTCCTATAATTGGTGATGGACGACTAAGCGTTGTCTGTTATTTAAGAAAAAAAATGATTAATTGTAAAAAATAATATGTATTCATAATATGTATTCATAATATGTATTCATAATAAATTACTATCTTAAATTATCACCTTTTAATATAAAAGCAGAATATTTAAAACTTTTCATATAAATATCCATACTACTATCAACAGATTGATATTCCATTGCTACTAATTGACACCCACATTCAAAAGGTATAGATGGATCATAATTATTATTAAAAAAATCACCTTCAATATGATTTATAATGATTGTTATTCCTTTTTTGTTAAATTCAATCAAATTACTTTTATTAAAACTCTTATCTATAATATCATTGTAAAGCAATCTTTGCATTCTATGGTTTGATTTATTATTTACATTATCCCATGAATAATTAACAACTTCATCTAAACCACTACCTTGAAACCCATCACTAGCTAAAATAATAACTTTACCACCACGATTATCAGAACCTACTAATTGAGACATTGGTATTCCTGCAATATTATCAGATTGTTGAAAACTATATTTACTATCTAATAATCTTTTACCAAAATATTTTACAATTAAAAATCCAATTAAATTTAGACAATTTAAATTGCTGTTTGTGTTTAACTTTAATCCTATAATTAATGGATCATCTGGATTATTAACACCTTCAGTACCTTCCGCAATTTTGAATGCATTATTATTAATAGTTTCGAAAATTCTTTCTAATGGTGTATCATTAACCATCATTTTCCATTCACCTACCATATAACCCATACTAACAACTGGAAATGCTTTATCTCCAAATTCACTATTAAATATATTAAATTCTAAATATCTTACACCACTTTGTAAAAGAGATAATACTATTTTTTCACTAGTATAATCATACATTTGGTATCCGCTATGTGCTGCATTGTAAGCACTTGCTACAAAATAATTTCCTAGAGTGAATGAATTTGAAGCATCCACAACTAAAGAACTAATTTGTTGATATCCTTGATATATAGACATATTACTAACTGCTCTTCCTACACGAAATGTTTGTGAAAATAAATACATTATTAATATTATTATTAATGCAGATGCAATACCAATTAATAGAGCATAATTTGTTGTAACTACTTCATATACTCCAGCTTCTTCTTTTGCTGTTTGAAATGATTCAGCATTATTTTCAGTTGAATTATTATTTGTTATGATAGTACTTTTTTTTGATTTATTATTAATTGATGGAGCTACTATATTATTATTTGGTATTGAATTTAATGATTTAGAATTATTTTTATTAGAAACTGATGGTGTGTTAGAAACAGGTTTTGTATTTGTAGTATTTTTATTAGACATCTTTCTATTCTAATATTTATTATTCTACTATTTATTAAGGTATTATTATTAGGTATTATTATTATATTTATCTATTAAATTATATAAAAAAACTTAATTTATAAAAATAAAAAAATACAAAAAAAATGCAAAAATATATAATAAAATTAAAAATTATTATATTTCTATAAATTATATTACATTAATAAGGATAAACTAAACATAAATAGAAAATGTCTACATCTAAAAATTCAAATAATGATTTTAATAAAAAAATTACTAATTCTATTTCTAATAGTAACGTGTTGCTAAAAATGTTTTGTTGTTTAACAATAATGGTTCTTATCTGTATTTTAATAGGTAATTATGCATTTAAAAACGGTATTTTAACTTGTGATCATTATGTATTTAATACTTATCTTTATATAATTCTTTCTATATTACTTGTATTTATAGTAGTATTACTTAATGATTACACTGGATTTTTCAATTCATTTTTAGTATCAATGTCTCAAGGAAATATATTTATAGTAATGATTATTCCATTATTATTATTGATTGGTTTGACACATGCATTACAGTCAATTGATCCTATCAATATTTTTGCTAGCAATATTATATGGTTATTATTAATAGTAATATTAAGTATATTTATAATACCAATTATTTGGCTAGGTAGATTAACAAATGTTGTCGGTTTAGCAGGTATATTAACTGTTCTGATTACACTAATTGTTGGAATAGCTGGATATTATTATGGAGATAAAATTGTTACATTTGATTGGGATAAATATTTAAATTATGCTTTAATTGCTCTAATAATAGTATCATTAATTGGAATATTTTTTATAAAAGATGGAAATACTTTTAGTCTGTTTTTTTTACTAATATCTATTATATCTTTAGCTATATTTGTACTACTACTTCTATCAAATCATAAAAAATTAAAAGAAAATTCAGATAAATGCATAGATGGTAAAGTTGTACCTAATTATCCTTATGAATCATTTGGTATATTTATAAAAATGCTTAATGTTTTTAAAGATTTAATTCGTATTCTAGGATATAGTAAATTACGAAGACGTTAATTCGTATGTTATTCTTAATCTAAATAAATTGCCTGTAGCATTAACTAAAGTCTCATTATCGAATGTTAAAATACCTATATTATTTACAGTTAAATAATTATCAGAAATATTTAACATTTCATAATATCCATTTTTTAATACAAAATTAAATATGCTAGTTCTATCTGCAGATATTAATTTATCATATACTAATTTTGTAGTTGAATCATAACTTATAAATGTATTTGTATTTTTATTTTGCAAAGTAAATTGATCATTAAATATATTAAAATTATTTCCACTAGCAGTATTATGTGGATTTACATAATATGGAGTACCGTCATCAATATTATCAGGTTTAACACCAACAATTCCATCTCCTGTTGTGAAAACTGTACCATCTGCATATGTAATTATATTAATAATATGCCTAAAAGGTAATTTATGTACTATAAATGTCATATTACTTTTTGCTTCAACTGTTATATTATCTGCATATGCTTTTAATACTTTATTTTCAGATGCTAAATATAATGGTGTTTCATCATTTGTTGCTCTCATACTTATCATATCACCTACATAATTTCTATCTACGATTTTTGGTTTTTCTATATACATTGCTTGATTTAATAAATCTTTATTAGATGATGCTAATTTTTCTAAATTAAATGAATTTGTATTCAATGTTATAAAAAAACCTGGTATTGATGCACTTTCTAAATACATTGAAATATTATTTAATGACCCGATTTTACTTAATCTAGGTATAAATAATTGATTTAAACCTATATTATATATTTTTTGTCCATTAGTATCTTTTGATGAGATAGTTCCTACATTAAATTGTAAAGATGTAGATATTTGTGTTAGATATGTTTTAAGAAGAGAATAAGATTCAATTGCAATAAGTATATTACCATAATTATAAAAGAAATCATTAAGTATATTTTGATTTGATTTTGTAATTGATTCATATATTTTACTGTAATCTATTATAGGTACTTCAGCCTCAGAAAATCTTAAACTTGCAGGCTTTAATCGAAAACTTGAATCTTTAAATATAACTATATAATTTTGCATATTTACATCATTAACTTGAAAATTCATAGTTGTCAATTGACATCCATAAAAAATAGATTCAGATGCATCATAGTTTTTACTTATAACATCTTCTGGATAATTAGGTTTAACTGTTGTCATACCTAATTTATTAAAACTAGTTAAATTATTAGTAAGATTAGGATCATTTAAAATTGTATCACCAATTGTATTTATATTTTCAAGAAAATAATTAATAGAATGATATGTTTTTTTAAAATAATTATTGCTATCTTTCTGTTGTGTCCCAGATAGTTTTTGATTATAATAATTTGTATAAATAGTATCATTTGGCATATTTATTGGTCCAAGATCACTATAATGATATATTTGATATAATTTTGATGTAGGTATTATATATTGTTCTAAATCAGTTCCAATATATTCAGGTGTTGAAAATAAAATTATTTTTTTGTGAAGATTACATAATTTTTCAAGATGGATAGGTATATTTGAAGATTTATATTTACTAGGATCTAGTAAAACATTACCTAAAATTTGCCCTATATATAGAGCTAAAATATTTATTGTATATTTATTACTTGTATTAAGAACAAAATGAATAATTAATGGATAATTTAGTTTTTTATCATCAATAGTAAATGCGTTTGTAAGAATAGTAGTTAATACTGATTTTATTTCAAGTGTATTTAAACTTGTAACTAATTTTTGACCATATACTGCAGTACCAACAACAGGTATTGCATTAATAGTAACATCTGATTCGCAAATAGGAATTTGAATATATCTAGCACCTGATTTTAATACTTTTGTTATCATATCATTACTAACATAATCATAATGTAGATTACCTACACAAGGCGTCATATAACTAGAACATATATAGTAATCACATAATTTATATTGTTGTGTAGGTTCAATTTCATAACATTGTTTTAATGGTTCTAGTTTAACTATTGTATCATAATTTAACTTACTAATAACATTAGTTGAACGTGATGAAAAATTATATTTATAAACAATATATACGAGGAATAATATTATAGGTATTGCTATGATTATATAAACAATTAAATTATTTTTTTCAGTATCTTTTACTTTTGAAATTATACTATCTACTAATGATGAACTTGTTGTTGGACGATAATTTTTATTTATTAATTTGCTTATGCTACTAGCTTTACTACCTCTATTATTTATATTATTATTATTTATACTACCTGTAACATTACTGTTATTAATTTTACTCATTATAAAAACAAAATTATTCTAATATATATTCTAATATATATTCTAATATCTATTCTAATATCTAATTGAAACAAAGAAAAATATATAAAAAAAATAATGCATAAATAATGCATAAAATTTATTTTGTATTTTGAAAAATAATAATTATAAAATTATTTATTTAACCAAATAAACTTACAATTACAACATTGATATTTAAAAGTCAAATCACTTTCACTAATTTTTTTATACAATACATTATTAATATTTTCATTACCAGTATCTAATATTTCTAGTTTTTGTTTTTCTTTATTAGTAATACATTCTGGATTAGGACAAGGAATAATATCTACATGTGGTAGAGTTGGATCTTTACATAAATAACTATCATTATTTTTATTAATATCTATTTTCTTAATATTATTAGATTTTGTATATACACATTTATATTCAGGTTCTTTTGTTATATCAATATTTTTTTTATAATTGCAATTATTACATATAAAACTTAAAATTTTATTAGAATTATCATCATTTAATATTTTTATAGATAAACTATTTTCACAATCTGGACAAAAATTCATTTTATTATAATGTAATTTAATATATATTATTAAATAGTAAGTTTTTGTTTATATTATTTAATTTTTATTTTTATTTCAATTTTTATTTCAAATTATAATTTTATTTCAAAATTTATTTCAAAATTTATTTCAAAATTTATTTAAAAATTTAATTTTATTATTTTTTTTAATTATAATTTAATTTTAATCTAACAATATAATAATAAAATAAAAATCTATAAAATATAATTAACTAATTAATTAATTAACTAAATATTTAATATATAATTATTAATCAATAGTATTTATAAAAATGCCTCAAAAACGTAAAAGCAATTTTCGCAAAAGTTCAAAAAAAACAATGCGTTCTCATAAAGGTGGTAAATCTACTGAATTTGATCCTAAAATTGCAGAAATGATGAAACAAATGGGTCTTCCACCCCAACCAAGTCAGATGGGTGGTAATGAATCAGCTCATATGTCTCCTAAAGCTCAAGAAATGATGAAAAAAATGGATCAACCAAATCAGATGGGTGGTAATAGTGATTCTACTCATATGCCTCCTAAAGCTCAAGAAATGTTGAAACAAATGAATCAAAAACAACTACCAAGTCAGATGGGTGGTAGCCCTGCATCTAGCATTGTAATGTCATCTTACGATTCTCCAGTAATGAATGATTATGTAATTGATCCACGTGTTAGAAGCAACGATGATACTTCTGGTTGTCAATTAGGTGGTAGTACTGCATCTGATATGGTAACATCTCAATTAAATGATGTTTCTCAAACAGTAAATTACCCTGAAGGTTATAAAGTAGATGGAGATATTAATAGTCTTAATTTGTATGCTCCTAGTGGAGGTGCAAAAAAGCATAAAAAACGTGGCAATAAAAAACGTAGTAATAAAAAAAGCGCCAAACGTAATAGTAAAAAACGTAATAGTAAAAAAAATAATAGTAAAAAAAATAATAATATGAATAAACATAATAATATAATGAAAGGTGGTCATGCATCAGATTGGATTTCTAGTCAATATTCTCTTGGAGATATAAATGGTAATGCAATGAATGGCAATACTAATGATTTTAGTGCTTCCCAAGGTGTATCTAGAGATATTTTAATGAATCCTCCTACTTTAGGTCTCGCTGGTTCTGGTTACCCAATGAGTCAATTAGAAGGTGCTAATGTACAATCTGTTGGCGCACCATTGGTTTAAATATATAGATATATAGATATATACATATATAGATATTTTAGATATATAGATATTTTAGATATATTTATTAATTTTGCATTTTTGCATTTTTTATTCAATCTGCCATTTATTACCACAATTCATACAAGTAATAAAATTCGTCATTGGCTCATCTGAGCTTCGTAATTGTATTTGTAAATAAATAGTTTTATTTTTATGACATCTAGGACATTCGAATATATCAGTAGCAGATTCTTGTAAAGACTCGTTTAACATTTTATCAACTTTTAGTTTTTCATCAATAATATCTGCCCATCTTTCAGGAAATAATTTATGAGTATCTATAAATGCCAAATCATATGGTAATATTGTACCATTTTTAATTTTTTCTATTAATTTTACATTATTTACATAACTTTTACTAATAAGATTAGAATAAATATTTTTAGATTTAGAAATATATATTTCCAAAAAATATGGATTGTCCCATAATGGAATAATATCTCGCATATTGCATTTTTCTATTGTATAATTATATATACCTTTTTCAATTATTTGAATTGTTTTTTTTGGTAATTTTATTTTATCAAATATTTTAATATTTATTTGTCTTTTAATATTAAGCTCTAATTCAGGAATAAGTACTGTTTTATTTTCAGATTTTAAAACATTTAAAATTATGTTAAAATCATCCATGTTTGTAGGTAATTGACATTTAAGAGGTTTAATTTTTTTTTGTCTAACTTTTTTTTTAATTTCAAAAGTATTATCATCTATATTTTGGTCTATATTATCTGTTATGTTATCTTCTAAATTTTCATCTTCAATACCAATATTCTGATCTTCATTTGCATCTTCATCATCATTTTTTTCTGTATCATTATCGGTATTATCTTCTTCTTCATCAATATCTTCAGTATCGTCAATTGCATTATTTGCATTATCATCTTCTTCAGCTTCCGCTTCTTCTTCTTCATCTTCTTCTTCATTATCAGATTCTTCATTATCAGTTTCGTCATTATCAGATTCGTCATCATTATCAGTTTCATCATCATTATCAGTTTCATCATCAGATTCATTATCAGAATAATCTATATTTTTATCTTCATCATTTTCTTCATCTTCTTGAATGTTATTTCTTTGAACATATTCAATATATTGATTTATATTAATTTTTTTAAAATAGTATGTTTCATTAGATAGACAAAATCCATATACATATCCTTTTATAACTATTTTTTCTTCTAAACATTCAATATTATATGATCCATCTACAATTTCAATAACATTTAAACTAGGGATATAAGTATCAAAGTTTAATTCTATATTATTTACTTTTATATCATTAGGAATATACATTAAGTATATAGTGCTATCATCATCATAATCAAAATATGCAAATACTACTGCATCGTTTTTAGTTTGATCATATTGGATATTTTTGTCATTTTTATCTTTATTTTTTTCCTTATTTTCTTTTTGTATTTCATTGTGAATAGTTTTTATTTTTGAACCATATTTACTATTTAAATATTCAATTGCAGATAAATCTTTTTTTTTACTAAGTGTTGCTATTTGTTTTTTCCATTCAATATTTTTAGAACTTAAACTTATTTCATTTTTATTATTGTTGAATATTAATGGATTTATATTTAAACTAGTCATTTACTTATGTATTACTAAATTTAATTCAATATTTATAAATATTTATTGAATACTATTATATAAATAAATTTAATCTTTATATTATTATTTTCAATTTTTATAATTAAATTTTTATTTATAAATATAAAAAAAACAACTTAAATATAAAAATGATAAAAAATAATAAATATTGATAACTAAATAATTAAATTAAAAATATAATATTTGCATTATAAAATGTTTAATCTAAATGAATATATTACTTCTATATCTCTAGAATCAATTAATCTGATAACACTTAAATATTATTCATCAAAATCGGATATTATGAATATATATGATACTAATTTTGAGTTTGATGAAAATATTGTACCTTTAATCACATCTGTATTAGAACTTAAACCAAATATAATTAATGCAAAACGATATTGTAACATAAATAGTGAATCTATAATTACTATTAGTAATGAAAATGAATTACCAAATAAATCACAGTTATCATATCCTTGTTTTTTTAGTGATATACAACAAAATAAATTAAATTCTCAAAATATTCAGGGTTATACACATAATTTAATAAATACAATACAACTTTTAGAAAAAGCAATACCAAAAGCAGGATTTAGAAAATCCCGCGCGCAAATCAAGGGAGCTCTACAGCTTTTAGAAAAAGCCGTGCCAAAACAGCTTTTAGAAAACTCCCACGCGCAAATCAAGGGACCTCTACAGCTTTTAGAAAAAGCCGTGCCAAAACAGCTTTTAGAAAACTCCCGCGCGCAAATCAAGGAACCTCTAGACAAGGGAGCTCGAGGGGCTGAAGCCCTCGTAAAGGGAGCCCTCGCAGATGAAGCCCTCGTAGAAAAATCTTTTCTAATTAGAATGTATAAATTAGAAAATAAAAAAGGTGAATTTAATTTAAATATTTTAAATGAAGAAGAAATAATTATTATTTTATGGAATTTAGAATTTGCAAATTTTCAAATTATAATAAATAAAAAAAAACCGAAAACATGCCAAATGCAAATAAATATATATATTACTGAAGATAATAATATTATAGTTTCAAAATTAGAACAAATTAATAAATTAATAGATAAAATTAATAAAATAATAAATAATAATATCTAGAATAATAATATCTATAATAAATAATAAATAACAAATTATAAAGAAATTATATATATAAAATAAAATGCTTGCAACAGATTTAAATGGGTTATGGTCAAGTTTGAAAAAAAATCAAATGTTTCATTTATTTATTCTTCTTGGTATATGTATTTTATTATATAAGATGATGATGAATTATGTAGAACCTAGAAATAATTTTGTAAATACAAATATTAATATGTTATATAATTTAACTGGTAAAAATAATATGCCAAATATGTATTGTAAAGATAAAGTTACCAATTTAGATGAAGCTATTATTCGTAATATGATTAATTTACCTAATAGAAATCCAGAAATGTTAACTACTAAACTAGTAGTTCCTGAACCAACTGCACCATCTGATGAAGAAAGACGTAAAACTAGAATGAGTATATTAAATATGTTTTATAGTACATTTGACGATGATTTGACAAGTATTAAAGCAAGACCACAGAATTTATACATTATACCTTAGAGAAATTTAATCATTTTTATTATTTTTAGATTTTTATTACTTTTTTAGATTTTTATTTAATTATTATTAGTTAGATAACTTTAACCAAAATAGGTTTATGGTCTGATGCCATATAATTAACTTTTGGTATTACAATATCTATTGGTGATTTCAGACTATCAATTACATGATCATTATGTTTTCTTCTATTAATACAACATGTTAATATATGTTTTCTATTAAAATAAAATTTTGTATTATCTAATGTAAAATAGTTTCTAGAACCACCAAATTCTTTAATGTCATAATTAAAGTCTCCAGATATGATATAACGCAGTTTTTCTTTTTTTTTCAATTTATCTTTTATATCTAGAAACATCTTATCCATCATTTCAAATTCTTCTTTTCTATAATAATGACCCATATGAACATTTATTAAACATATACCATTAGTAAATATTGTAGCCATCCATGGTCTTCCATTTTCAAATTCTCCAACTATTTTATCTTTTAATTTATATTTGTTATTCCAAAATGTAACAATAGTATCTAAACCTGATTTATGAATTTCATATTTCATAGTTTTTAGTCTAGATGATTCTTTTATAAGTTTGCTATAATCTGTGGCTTCTTGTAATGTAATAAAATCTAAAGTATTATCTAGTGTGATGCTAGAATCAAAAACATTAGACATATTATTAACACATACTGAAAAATGTTTTTTATTTGTTTTATCAGTATTATTATTACATAGAGACCAATTTTTAACAGCACCGGACATAGATTCCCAAGATATATTATAAGATAGAATATTTATAACATTTTTTGTTGATTTAGTTCTAGATGATTTAGTTCTAGATGATTTATGTTTTAGTGTTTTTTTTCTTATAATCATTTTATAGTTTTTTAATGTATTATATTATTATTGAATTATTGTATTACTGTATTATTATTTATAAATATAAAAATAAAAAAAATTTATTTATATTTTTTTACATTTGCATTTACAAAAACTGGACATTTATTTTATCAATTACGATAAAGAAATACGCAATCGCCGTTTGCCTTATGCAAAGCAATAAAACCTTCTTGAGTAATAATTATACGTCCAAATTTAGTGTTAAGTTTGCACCATTTGTTATTATGGTTTAAAAATTTCCATTTCCCATCCGCCGATGTGGATAAAATCAACCCTTCTGATGTTTTATATGTCGGGTTTTCCGATTGTTGTTGGGTGAATACAAACTTTTGTACCATCGGTGGCTGCACCATCGGTGGCTGCATCGGTTGAATTGGATGCATTGGACGACGCGGCTGTGAAAGCGGTGGCTGCGAAGTTTTACGTCTGGTATTTTCTATAGCTTCGATAATAGGGTTCTTACCCGAAAAGAACGACAAATTTTTTTTGTACAAGTCTTCCGGATTAAACTTTTCTTCATAATTCTCCATTTCGAAAAATCTATAAATTATAGAATTTAGTAATAAAGTATTATTGTATAAATAAAAATCAATTTTTATAATTTTTTGCAAAAAAAACTGAAAAAAATAATAAGCTAATAAGCTAATAAGCTAATAAGCTAATAAGCTAATAAGCTAATAATCTAATAATTACAAACCTAATGAACACAATAACGATATTTTTCTGTAACACCTGATGACACATTTTCAACAATTATTTTACAAATTTGTTTAGGTCTTAGACCTAAATATTTAGCCTGTACATCATCTCTTTTAATTGTAGGTATATTTGAATATACACAATCGTATTTTTTTATTACTTCTTGTGCTTCTTGTTTTGATAAAATTATATGTTTTGGTACAAATTGATGCTTGCTTACATTAAATTTGAAATTTTCTAGACCAAATACTTGAACAAAATAATTTTTTTTTATGAATAAATCATTAACATATTCTTCATCAACTTTATCTTTTACACCTATTTTCATTATAATATGACCTAAATTTAAAACTATTAATGTATCTTTTGTAGAAAGATGTTTTTCATAAATTTCCAAAATTTGGCTTGTTAGACTAGCAGTACCTTTGAATTTAGAATCCATTCGATATTTGACATATATTTTTTCAGTAGTTTCTGTTTTGGATTTATTATCAATTGGTTTTTCTAGAAATATATCAAGAGGACCTATATCTGACAATGCTATAAATTTACCAGTTATTTGGTTTAACATCATTTCTTTTATTTCATCTTCTGTAAAATTTTTAAGATGATCTACATTATAACCTCTATCCTCTATCATTTCTAATAAATGCTTACGTGAATTAAGAACTTGTGTATAACTTTTTAGAATTTCTGACATTTTTGTAATTATACCTTATAATATATATAAAATTTATGTTTATATTTAATATTATTTATTTATTAATATTATTTATTTAATATTTTATATTATATATTTTATATTTTTATATTAATTTTATAGATAATATAATATCAATAAAAAATCAATTTTTAAATTTTAGAAAAGTTTGATATTTTAATTTCTAAATGGATCTAGATTTTTGCTTCCTGAATAAAAAAAACCATCACTAACTTTTGTATCTAATTCAACTATTTTTATATTTGAATCGAAATTAACATTATTATTATTATTCATATTATTCATATTATTCATACCTCCATTCATACCTCCATAATTGTTCATATTCATTTGTTGATTCATTGGACGATTCATTTGTTGATTCATTTGTTGATTCATTTGTTGATTCATTGGACGATTCATTGTATTTTGCATATTATTATTATTATTAAATGACATATTTAGACCTTGATTCGAATTTCCGCCTTGCATATTTTGCATTTGCATAGGTTGATTATTTGATAATACATTATTAACACCTTGATTTATTGCATTATTTAATATTTCCTTATCTCCACCTTGTTGTAACCCTAATAATTTAGAATTCATATTTTCAATAACATTATTATCATCTTGTTCTTTAATATAAAACTCGGGTTTGCTACCTCCATAAGCTGATAAATCAATATCATTATCTTCATCTTCATTTTTACCCATTTGATCCATTCTAACTTCCATACCACCATTTTGGTTTAACACTAAATTTTGTGATGGTTGTTGGTTTTGTTGAAAATTATTTCTATTAATATCTGGATTTAAATTAGGTCTTTGAAATGAATTTATATTGTTAAAATTACCATTGCCATTGCCATTACCATTCTTAAAATTATTATTACCTCCAAATTGATTATTGTTAAAATTATTATTTTCGTCATTTTCACTACCACCATTTTGTGTATTATCTTCATCATAATTATATTCTGATTCTTCATTATCTTCATCAATATTTGATTTATTTGATTTATTTTCTTCGTCGGCATCTTCATCTTCACCACCACCATCTTGCATATCATCTTCACTATCTTGCATATCATCTTCACCACCACCATCTTGCATATCATCATCATCATAATCATCATCGTCTTTATCGTTTTTATAATAATCTATCATATCATCAATATCATTATCAATATCATCTTCAGTTAATTCTATAAATTGATTATATCCACTTTCTTCAACATTATTAATATTATATTTATAAATCATTTTTCTAATATAATCAACTCTCATTCTTACATTAATACACATACCTTGCATTTCCTGAATTAATAATTTAAATGCATAAGGTATTACTATTTGCACATAATCCATATTTTTTTGTCCATATAAATTTATACCAATAATTTTATTCATAGTAACAGATTTACTATTACTAATTTCCTCATTTAATTGATATGATACAACACCATCAGATATGTTATCATAATATAAACCGGTATCTGGATTACATATACTTATTTCACCAGATTTTTTACTAACTTGGATAATGAATTTATCACATCTTTCTATAACACTTTCTTTAATAAAACTCCATATACCGTGTGATAGCAAAACGTCGCGCTCCATTTCACCAATCCTCAAACCTCCACCATTTGCTCTTCCAGCAACACTTTGCCTTTCTTTTACAGTATATGCCCCTCCGGGTATAGGTATGCCATTTTGTCGCTCACCGCCAGTTCTATAATTTATTTTATCATCTACTATATATTTTAATCTTTGATAGTAAATTACACCTGTAAATATAGTGCTTTGTATTTGCTTACCTGTAATACCATCATATAATATACGTTCTCCCATTGATGTTAATCCCAATTTATTTTCTAATATTTCATTAATTTGTTCAACATTAAATGTTTCAAATGCATTGTAAGATCCAAATATTCCTAAATCTGCTGCCATATTACCAAACAATATTTCATATAATTGATTTATTGTCATTCTTGATGGAATTCCAGCAGGATCTAATATCATATCAGGTACAATACCGTCTTCAGTATAAGGTAAATCTTCTTTCTTTAATACTATACCAAATGTTCCTTTTTGTCCATTACGTGATGCAAATTTATCACCCATTACAGGTGGTCGATGATAACAAGTTCGTACTTTAACCATACGGTCACCATCTTCATTAGTTTGACAAGTATATACTTTATCAATAATACTGCCTTCATTACCAATTTTTACTTTTGTTGTCATATCTTTGTAATATTCATTGCCTTTATCATCTTTACATTTTGCATATTTACCAATTACAGGATCTTCTGGTTTAAGAAAAGTACCTTTTATTGGCAATCCATATTTATCTAATTTTGAATAATTTATCCTTGTTTTAGTAGGTAAATCTATTTCATTTGGATAATTCATTGACTCTCTATACTCACTCATTGGATTATATAAATGATGTTCTTCGTCAGTTTTTATATCAGTCATTTCCGTATCTTTATACATTTTATAATAACTAGTACCAAATAATCCCATATCAATTGCATTTTGATTACCTATAATAGCATCTTCTTGATTATATAAATATTTCATTATTGCAATATAAATATTTTGACCATGACCAAATTTTTCACCTCCTAATACATTATTTAGACGACAAGTCAATAATGGTTTTTCAGGATTATTTAATACAAAAACACTAGTATCTATTCTATTATTAAAATTCATAGCATATGTTGAAATACCTTGTTTAACTTGCTTACTTGCAAAAATACCACGAGCCGCCATTTCATAATGAATAAAAGGTATTAAGTGGGCATTAAAACTAAGAAACATACTTGGATGTAATTCAGTATGTGTATATTTTTGCAAAGATTTTGGCGAAATATTGAAACCGATTGTTAATAGACAAGTATCAAATTCTTGACAATCTATATATTCAATTATTGCCTGTGATTCTTTTATTTTTAGTATATTTTCCATTTTGCTGTTTTGACGAACACCAATATCTTCTACTGATTTTACACTACAATTATAATAATTATATTCTTCTTTTCTTTTACCAAAACCCAATATAAGGTCACTAAATTTATATTCTCCAGAATGAATTGCATCTATATGTTTAGGTTGAATAAGAGTATTATTATCTTCTACAATATATAAAGGTCTAATAAAACGCCCACCGTCAGTATATATTTTAATTTCATTATTACTACATTCCCAAGAAATACTAGTATATATATTAATAAGACCATTTCTTCTGTAAAGGCGAAAAATATTAGTAAATACTGATGGATTACGATGACATCCTATCCAATTACCATTAATAAATACTTTAGATAAATTAAATATTTCATTAGGTATAAATTCATCAAGTACTTCTAACCCTTGTTCTTTACAAAATTCAATAATTGGTTTTGTAGGACAACCAAATGTAATATGAGAACTGATTGCAAGACCCTTATTTAATCCAACACTCTGCCCTTCGGGTGTTTCATCGGGACATACACATCCATATTGCGATGCGTGCAATCTACGCCTAGAATTAGTTACTCTTTGACCAGTTTGGACATTATCTATAATACGTCGAAGATGTGCTATTGTGTTATTTCTAGTAGATCTATCTAATGCTTGAACAACCCCTTTTTTCTCTCCGATATCACCAATTGATAATTTGGCATTAAAATGTTCTTTAAATTTATCAATACTAAATATATCTCTATAATTATTTTCATTTATTATATAAACAATTTTATCATCACTATAATCTTTCATATTAAATGTAAATACTTCGTTTGTTTTCACACGTGCATTACGAATTACTTGATCTAATGAGCTTCTAAATAAAGTAGCCATTAAGAATCCAGATAAATCAATTCTTTTATTAGCAAAATTATCACGGTCGGTATCATTAATTAGTCCTAATTTTAATAGAAGCAGTTTATTTGTTACTAAACCTAAATAATATGCTTTTGCTTTATTTAAATTGCCATTCAATGTTGTAATATGTGGAAAAAAAGAAATATTAAATTCGCTATATAGATAACTTAATTGTGTAACTTTATTTTTGCTTATATCACTTAAATTATGCTTATCTCCAGCAGTTATGCCACTGGTGCCTCCTGATCCTGTACCGGTACCGGTACCACTATCTGCTTGAGCGCGAGATGGTAATTTTGATAAATATGTTTCTGCTTGTTCTTTATCGTATATTTTATCTTCAAGAATAAATGGATCTACAATGGATGGTCTAATAAGTTCTATCATTTGTTTGGTTAAATCATTATTCATATCCATATCACCAATAATATATTCTAAAATTTCTTTATCACTTTCAATACCTAATGCTCGAAACATTATAAATAATGGTACATCTCTATGTTGATTCTCAATAAGAAGTGGTTTAATCTGACCAAGACGTACAGTAATAGGTCCTTTTCTTTCTAGTTGAACTTTTACAGTTCTTGCATTTGCAAATGTTTCATCACTAACACATTTAACATCTGCAAAATGAGTATATTTTTCAGAGCCGGTGCTTATATGAACCGTATTAAGAAAAATAATATTTTCTGCTTTTCGTTCTTGTGATATAATAGTTTTTTCTGCACCATTTAGAATAAAATAGCCACCGGTATCATATGGATCTTCTCCCATTTGTGCAAGCATTTCGCTTTTTGCTTCACTAAGAACACATAAATCGGTTTTAAGCATAATTGGTATTTTACCAAGATGGATATTTTCAAGAAAATCTGATTTTGTAATAGGTACATTTTCAAATATAGTAGTAGTTTGTGTGTTAGTTTGTTTTTTAAATGTAAAATCAATATCTACAGAATAAAAAATATCTGCGCCATATGTGAGGCTTTTAAGTCTTGCTTCATTTGGATAAAGTTGCCTTACTTCACCAGATGGATAGTTTTTAATAGTGGGCTTTGTGATTTTATATTTATCGTGATTCTTACCTCCAAAATAAAGATTTATTTCATATATATTATCTTCTTTGTCTAGAAGGACTATTTTAGTTTGAGGATTATTGGCTGTATTTTTAAATATTTGTGGTATTTTATTTTGTATAAAATCATTATAACTATCTATATGATGTCTTACTAAATAATTAGGTGTATCTCGAAAGTAAGAATCTATAATTTTCCAAGTTTCTGTTTCTAGATTCATTTTATATTTTTTGTATTCTTTATAATTTATATTCTGTCGGTATAATTATTGCTATAATTATTATAATGTTTATATATTTTATTTACTCTTAATTTACTTACTACTATAATATATTATTTTACTTTTATGTTATAATATATAATATTACATATTGAAAATAAAAATAAAAAATTAAAAATAAATACTAAATACTAAATACTATACTAAATAGTAAATAATGATTATATAGTATCTAAAAATATAATCTAAAAACACAATAATACAACACTAACAAATAACATCAAGTATTTAATATAGTCAAAGTATGCATTTGCACAAAATAGTACTATAACAAATATTTTCAAATATTTTAAATATTTTTGTTCTTTTTTTTGTTTTTCATCGCTAAGTTTTACTATATTATCTAATAGTTCAATCTTTTTTTTGTAAAACTCTTCATCTTTGTTTAATTTGTCATTATCACATTGAGAATTTAACAAGTCTAATTTTAGATAATGCAAATCTTTATCCATTTTATTGCATACTCTGTTTAGTTCTACTATTTTAGTATTGAGTTGCAATATTTTTTTAGAATCATTATCAAGTTTATTGTAAATTGCATCTGTAACATTAGATGCATTAGATGCATTAGATGCATTAGATGCATTAGATGCATTAGATTCAGAATTAGATTTACTTATCTTTTTTTTCTTATTATCAGGTTTAGTATTTTTTACATTTCTAATAATTACATTTATATTTGTATTTTTATCATCATCACCATTATCATCACCATCATCACCATTATCATAATTATTGTTATCTGATAAATTATAATCGGTATCTGAATTTGATTCAATTATATAATCATTTTTATTAAGAACATCAATATTTTTTTCTATGATAGAATTTTTTTTCGGTTTAAAAGTTTTCATTTGTTCTTTTAACTCTAGTAATGCTTTTTTTGTATATTCGCTACTTTGCATTTTATATTCATCAGATGAAATTGGTTTAATATAATTAGCTTTTGCTTCTGGAGTTGTAGCAAGATCATTATTCATTTTAATGAAAATAAATGTAATTTAAAGCTTTTTATTTAATTTTTGCTTTGAGTATTATATATTTCATAATTTATTATATAAAAAATCAATTTTTTTATTTATTTTTTAATTTCATATTTTTTTTGCTTTTTTGCTTTTATGTTTCCTATTACTTTTCTTATTATATTTTTTATTAGTTTTCTTATTACTTTTCTTATTAGTTTTCTTATTACCGCCTCCTTTTGATAGATGTTTTTCTTTTAAATATTTTGCCTGAATATATCCAATTGTATTAGGGTCATCTTTATCTTGTACAATTACTAAGTCTTTTTTTGTAATATTACCATTTGGAAAAATTAATATGTCTGTATTTGAAATTTGCATACCTTTAAATGGAAACATATCAGTATTTATGTGAGGTTGATGATTATTATTTTGTAATCTAAGAATTCTAGAGGCATATTGTTTTTTTAATTGACATTCATTATTTCCTAATAAATCTAAATAATCATAATTAACATAACCAATTTTATTAGAATCATTTTTTACTTGAACAAAAACCAAATTAGTTGCCGGGTCTAATGATTCCTTACTATATGGTGGATAAATTAATGTCATTGCAGTTGTAACTTGCTTACCTCTAAATGGATAATCATTATCTTTATAAAATAATTTTTTATTTGAATCGGGTTTATTAGGATCTTCTGTATTGTCTTGCATTCTTAATGTTTTAGGTGTTTCTATTTTAAATTCCTGCTGTCTTATCGTTTGACCTTTAGATGATGATGGTAAATATTCAATAGAATACTGTGCTCTTTTTGAAGATGAACTGCTAGATGGAGATGCAGATGGATATGCAGATGCAGATGCAGATGGATATGCAGATGCAGATGCAGGTGAAAGTTTAGAAAAAAATGAAGGTTGAGTTGGATATGGAAGTAGAGTAGATGAATGCTTAGAGCTTGAAGAATGACTAGATTTTGGTAATCTTATTACAGAAACTACAGGCAAGTGATCTGATGTAGGAAATGTTGTTATTCTAGGATTAAAATTACTAGGTATTGCATTATTAATATCATACTTTAATTTATCACTTATCAAAACATAATCACCTATTTGACTATAATCGCCTATATTTCTACTTGGTGAGACATCACCTCCAGGATGTAAAGTGTTTGGAGGTTGTGTATTGTCTGCTGAAACACCAATATTAATACCCATATAGCGAAGTGGTTTAAATTCTAATGATTTTTGCCATATATTTACATTTGGAAAATTTGTATCACCCATAAAAATTATTTCATAAGTATTACTTGCTATAGTGAAACTATAATCAACTGAAGTATTTTTTAATTTAGGGATATAATTTGGTTGTTTATTGTTAAATGGTAGATTTGGATTATATGGTATTATTGGTTTTGGATCATTTTGATCATTTTTTTCACCATGATAATTATTTTCCCCAGGTATAGGAATAATAACACGATGAGCAGGATCATTACCTTTTGTATCTACTTTTCTAGATAATTCTTCTTCTAAATGTTTATAATCTCCGCCGTGACCATTATGAATGTTAATAAATATATATTTTTTACCAGTTAGATTATGTGTTAAAAATAATATATGAGAAGGTCTTCCTTGTGGATTAGTTTTGCCTTTAAGTCTTATATCACTTGGAATAAAAGCATCTAATGTAAATTTAAGATGATTATAAAGTGATACCATATGTTCATGAGCTTCTCTTGTATGAATAAATGACAATGATTTTAATGCTGGTGATGTACTTATAAGGTTCCACCAATTATTTGATGGCTCTTGGATTCCTACTAAATCAAGATGTCCAAATTCACGTGATGCATCATTAAACACTTTTTGAATATTACCAAAATTTACCGGGTTGACATAAGTGAATAACAAACATTGTATGTCATAGCAACAATACGGTCATCTGTATCTTTCGTAGAACCTGCCATAGATGCCATATTTTATATTATAGTAAAATAGTATTATTTTATTTAATAATAATAGTTAATAATTAATATATAATTATAATTTATTTTTTGTAAATATATAATTATAATTTTTATATTTTTTATTATTTTTTATTTATTTTTTAATTTCATATTTTTTATTATATTAATATATATTAAGTTTATTAAAACATTTTTATATAAATAAAATGCCTAAATCTGTATTAAAGAAATTTAAACTGTCTAAAAAAAATGATATATTATCTGCAGAAGATTGTAAGGAACAAAAAATAATCCCATTAACTCATATTAAAATCAATAAAGATACTAAAGGTATTTTAAGACAAAATCTTATATGTTTTTATTCTATTCATGATAATCCCGAATTATATATTAGTATTTTGAATATATTTGATATGTCAAAAACTGCAAAAGATGCAATCAAAATATATGAAAACATTATAAATATTTTATATCACACACATTCAATAGAACGTGATGAACATATTAAGTCATTTAATAGTAGTAATAGTAGTAATAATAGTAATAATAGTAATAGAAGTAATAGAAGTACTAGAACTAAAACAAATATTATAACTAGTAGAAGAAATAGTAGAAGAAATAGTATAACCAATCCGAACAATAATGAAAACTATATTCATGTGGCAAATATATAATTATAAATTTTTTTTTTTGGTTTTTTATATATTCTATTTGTTTTCATTTTAGTTTTATTAATTATTTAATATTTTAATTTGATTTATTATTTAATAGTTTAATAATAGTTTAATAATAGTTTAATCACATAAAATAAAATCTTAATAAAAAATAACATAGTAATAAGCTAAATATAATAAATAATAAACTAAACATAATAAATAAAAAATGGGAGGAGGTTTAATGCAATTAGTAGCTTATGGTTCGCAAGATGTATATTTAACAGGAAATCCACAAATCACATTTTTTAAAGTAGTCTATCGACGTCATACAAATTTTTCAGTTGAATCTATACAACAGGTTTTTAACGGTATAGCAAGTTGGGGTCGCAGTGTAACCTCAACCATTTCTAGAAATGGTGATTTATTATATCGAATGTATATTACAATTACTTTACCAAGTGTCCCACCTTCTTTAAGTGGTACTGACCAATTTAGATGGCTCAATTGGTTAGGACATATTATAGTACAACAAGCAGAAATCGAAATTGGCGGTCAAAAGATTGATAGACATTATGGGCATTGGCTTCATATTTGGAATGAATTAACACAAACTTTTGGTCATCAGGCTGGATATGCTACTATGGTTGGAAATGTACCTCGATTAGTTCAATCAAGTACTGATTCTATACCTTCAATTACTCTTTATGTACCATTGCGTTTCTGGTTTAATCGTAATGTTGGTCTTGCATTACCACTAATTGCTCTACAATATCATGATGTAAAAGTTAATTTACAACTTGCAAATTTGCAAGATTGTTATTGGGCTTCTAGTAGCACTCGTGTTCCTGCTGAACTAACTGATGTAAGTCTTTGGGTAGATTATATATATTTAGATACAGATGAAAGGCGTAGATTTGCACAGGCTAGTCACGAATACTTAATAGAACAATTGCAATTTAATGGTGATATGCCAATTACAAATACTGTTGAACAAATGAAGATGGCATTTAATCATCCAGTTAAAGAGATTATTTGGACAATACAAAAAGATAGTTTAATTGACCCTACATTTATGACTAATTATGGTGGTCAGCAATGGTTTAATTTTACCGATGCTCTAGACTATACTTATTTCTCAGGAACACCTCAAGATCCATTGGGTGGTGGTATTGGTACTGCTGCATTCAATGTAGGAAATTGGTATTCTAGTATGCCAATGAGCGGTACTGCAAATGGGAGTGTTGCCACGGCAGGTACATACGGACAATCAGGTGTAAATATATCTGGATTATATTTTGATGATTTATTTGGAACAACATCTAATGTATCATCAAGGGCATGGAATTCGCATCTACCTATTTTTGATTCTGGAGAAAATCCAACAGCAATTGCAAAAATACAATTAAATGGTCACGATAGATTTACACAAAGAGAAGGGCGATATTTCAATACTGTAATACCACAAGAATGTCACGAAAATTGTCCTGCTATTGGTATTAATGTTTATTCATTTGCATTAAAACCTGAAGATCACCAACCTAGCGGAACCTGTAATTTTTCGCGTATTGATATGTCACAATTATTATTAAATGTTACAGCACCTACATATATTTATCCAACTGGCGGTTCAGATACTGCTAAATGTCGTATATATGCAACTAACTATAATGTATTGAGAATATTAAGTGGTATGGCTGGGTTGGCTTTTACCAACTGACGAGGGCTTCAGCCCCTCGAGCTCCCTTGTATATTTAAAAAATATTTCTTAATTATTTTTGTAAGATTTTTTTCTAAAAAATTTTTAAAATTAAAAATATTAGAAACTAAAACAAAATTCAAAAAATTGAAATAAAAAGTAAGTATTTGTTTTACAAAGAATTTAATACTAACTTAAAAATAATTTAAATTTTATCTTATATAAGATATTTTATAAAAAATGCAAAAAGCAAATGATAAAGATTATATAATAATTAATATGTCAAAAGTTTCACACAATAGCTTAAAGTATAAAAATTACGAATACAAACCAGAAATACCTATAGTAAATGATACAATTAATTTTGATAATAGTAATAGTAATAATAGTAGTAACAATAGTAATAATAGTAGTAATAAAAATAATTTTGGTAATTCCTTAAATTTTATGGTATTCATAAATTATTTAAAATCATATTTTATAAAAAAAAAAGAACTAGACGAAGCACACAATGTGTAAAAATATTTTATGATTATAAAATATTTTATGATTATAAATTATTTTTAATTTTATTTTTTAGTTTTATTTTTATTGTGCATAATATATAATATATATATATAAATTATAAATAGTAAAAATGGTAACTTTAATAACAAATGATAATTTATTTTTTACTAAAAGTAAATGTAATTGTGGTATCTCTGTAAATAAAAAAAATAAAAAATCAAAATCATTAAAATCATTAAAATCATTAAATAAAAGTAGAAAAACTAGAAAAAATAAAAAATAAATTAT